ATGTCAGGTGATACAGTGAAAAAATTGGTGAGGCGTGTGAAGTTTGTTGATTACGGTAAGTTTGGGCTTTCCGGATACTCGCTTCGGGTGAGGGAGCGCAGTGCAGGAATTTTAAAAAAGTTGAAGAAGAAAAAATAAATCCCGGAACCAGCTCCGGGATTTTTATGGTCTGTGATCAGCTTAATTGCGCTGCGATCTTGGCTTTCGTCGCAGGCCCGTAAATACCGTCAGCAGTCAGACCGTTAACAGACTGAAAACGTGCGACTGCGTCAGCTGTTTTCGGGCCGTAAATGCCGTCAATTCCGTTGTTGACAGCTCCTTTATCAGGGTAAAAATACAGAGCCGCAAGTGCTCGTTGCACCTGAAAGACGTGTTCTCCTGAGGTATAAGGTGTTGTCAATTGAATGATACCATCAGGGAGCGGATAGAGCTCTGGTTCTTCTGCGAACGATGGCGCACTTACAATTAATACTTGACCAACCCGAATAAGATTCGGGTCTTCGATATTGTTCCACTCTTGCAGCTGAGCAACCGTAACACCGAATGCTTTCGCTATCGATGTGAGTGTGTCACCTTGTTTCACGACGTAAGTTTGGCTGCCGCCTCCCCCAATTCCTGCTTTGAACGAATCCCACGTATCTAACAATTTTCGCGGACATTCCTTCCCTGACCAATACTTGTGAGGGACGACATTGGCAAGACTGATATTATGTTCAGCCATTAATGTTTTGATGAGCCACTGGGCATTTGCTGTTGCTTTTGCAAAATCTCCATCAGCATTTTCGCAAATTTCAATACCGATAGAAGCCCGGTTGCCGCTGCCATTTCCGTCTCCCGCATGCCAGCCGTTTTCATTCAAAGGCAGATGCTGATAAATTTCTGTATCATCAACTGTAAAATGCCAGCTTGTCGTCGTATCAGGATTTTTCAAATAGCGGGCATGGGCCGCAGCATCCGCCCCTACTGCAGTATTCGCTGTATTGTGCACCGTAATGTAAAGCGGCGTCATTGCGTAGCCTGGACGGTTATTTGCGCCGACCGGAATAAAGTCTTGGATAATGTTAACCATTTTCATCTCTCCTTATTTCGTCAGATTATTGTCTCTTAACAAGTCACGCTGCTTTTTCCCTTTTTCTGTTACATAGTTGTTTTTAAACCAAGCGGCAAGTGTCGTTCCAATTGTAAAGGCAATGGAACCGGCTGAATAAAGAGCGTCAGCAAGCTGATTGACCTGCTCCTCCTGAATGTCCAATGGTGATTTGCCGAGCATCAACATGGTCTGGTTGATTAAAGCAATTAAAAGAAGCACCGTCCTGATGACCGTGCCTTTGTCAAACGTGTTCATAAAAATCCCCCTTTAATGCTGCAGCAGGCTGTACATAATGGCGATGGCTCCGCCAATGATGCCTGTAGACACTGCTGTAATGATGGCACCTGTGATGGTGCGTTTGATCCACGTTGTGTTTTCTTCAATTTTGTTTAATTTTTCGTTCAGCGTCATGATTTGCTGGTCTTGACGGTCAGACACGCGTTCTAATGCGGAAACCCTCTGCTCAAGTGCTTTGTGCTCGCCTTTCATGTCTGCTAAATCCTGCTGAAACACATTCACATCTGCCTCTTGCTGCATTACTTACTCCTCCTTCACATGCAGATCACCTCCCTTCCGAGGGCCAAAACTGTTATGAAACAGCGGTCCCTTTTACCGAAAGAGTACCGCCGGTGATACTGACGATCTCCATGATGATCTCCTTAAACCCTTTAATATCAAAGGCCCACGCCTCAGCTTTTCCTAATGTACTCAATGCAGAGCTGGCATCATCAGTTTTCACGCCTCTGATCGGTAGTTTCTGTCCTGACACCGATTTTCCCCAAAATTTGACTTCGCTCATTTCCGCTGTGCCGTATACTTCAACGAGTAAATGCCCGGCACCGTCAACAGGTAAAGCAGCACCCTCGCCGGCGGACTCTGCATTTTCATGAAAGACAAAGTCAAATGTTTTGCGAGACTCCACTTTCAACCGTCCATCGTGTATTTGATTCTCCTGAAAGTCAATCTGCAAAGGCGTATTTCCTTTGACACGCACATCCATCTCACCAGCACCGACTGATTGGTATAATACAAACTCTGATTGCTGAAGATTCCCGTTCACATAGCGGAAGCGGTAATAGCGTTTAGAAAGGTATACCCAGTCCGTCGCTGTCAGGACACCTGCTGCGACATTAACGGATGCTGTCGTCGTCCAAACATTGTTGTTGTCACTTTCTTCTATAAAGAGCGTACCTTCACGATCTGCATACGCCCAGCCCTTCACTTTCGAAATCAGAACTGCGCCAAGCCTGTCCTGCCCGAGCTGACTGTATGCCTCAGTTGCCTTTAAGGAAGCATTTGTTAAAACCTCCGCTACACCCGACAAATTCGAAACAGGTGTCACAAAATCATTTTTTCCTCCTCGATAGGGCTTTACAGCTCCGGCTTTTCCAGTCTTATCGAGAGGAAATTCATATTGATACTTCACCATTTTCATCCTCCTTTGATTTAAAAAAAGGCAAAATAAAAAAGCCTTTACATGGCTTTACCGGTAATTTCTTTATACTGATCAGCTGTGATCAGCTTTTTGTTCACACCTTCTGCCAGATCCTCAATTGAACAGTCTTTATATGCTAAGGCCTGTTTCACCATTTCCGTTGTCGCCCACTCATAATAGAGGGCAAGCACCCAATAATTCATTCAGCATGATCTCCTTTCAAAGAAAGTACGGAAAGCTTTATATCTGCCAGCTCGCTTCCCAACGTTTTGTTCAACTCTTCAAGCTGCTTGCGCGCCAGCTTCTCCTGCGACAACTCCTGAGCGAGGAGCTCCACCTGATCAGGCGGCTCGTACGGCGGGTTTTTTTGCAGCTCCTCCCACCAGGATTCGAGTTCTTTTTGCGTTGGGATGGGGGCGCGCAGGTTCCACTCAGCTATATAAGATCCATTCCCGTCATTTTGAACGATAAAATCTTTTGTTGGATCTGCACTGGGATATTTATACAATATTGCTTCTGCGATCATCGTTTTTCCTCCTGTTCTTATACTGTAGGATAGTTAAGCCCTCCAAGTTCTTGAATATCTATATAGTTGTATAGCTCGTTATAATCGGATACACCTCTTCTATCATCACCGCTATAATTGCAATAGCAATAGATCTCTATATAATCACCTTTGTTCATAGGAACGGTTACAGTACCATTTAAGTCAAGGTTCATTTCACTTTCCTTATCATTAAAGTCCCCTCTCAAATGGTCAATTGGTTTATACAATGATCCATTTAGATATAGTTTCAGATGAAAATTGATGTATGCCGGTGTATTTATCATATACAGCCCAACTCCCACTAAAAACATTCCATCATTAGGAGCAACAAATCTACTATTTTTTGTATCAAAAGCATTGTGACTATCTTTTCTTTTGCGGTTAAATAGAATTTTTGTATGGTTTTTTTTATCCAAATACTGTATGCCTGTAGTTCCTATATTTGCGTGAGCAAATCCAGAAATTTTCTGCCAAGCCGTCCAGCCGGATCCGCTCCACCAGTGCCGTATCCATGTACCAGTATTATCAAAATAATTACCTGATTCATTTCCAGTCCCATAAAAATATTGAGTAAATCTATAATCATGATATTTCTCATTTTTGACGATTCCATAACCAAGTGGATAACCTGTAGTATTTCCTTGACCAATATCCATTAGTGTTAACCCCGGAGGATATTCATTCCCTCCAGTTCTTGCGTCTTGAATTGCACTAGAGCCTGTAAGTACAGTTAACTTTTGATTTGTATAATTTGTGTCAACATAGTTTTTAGCATCAGCCAGCGCTTTATCTGCTTTGGTTTGAGCACTTGCCTCAGTCTCGATCTTATTCCAACCTTTAAACACGCCGTCTGTATGGATCGTTGCCGTCCAATAGGTTCCGTCATAACTTTTAGAGGCCAAAATTGTTTTTCGCCCGCCACTCCCTGTTTCGATTACATCATAGTTATACCATGATCCATCTCCTGAAACAGGATTGTTTATTATGACATTCCCTAATGCATAATAAAAGCCAGATGGCAGCGTTAATAAGTCAGTTCCATCTGGGATTTTAGTTCGGCAGCCTTGAGTATCAGTTAATTTATATAATTGTGCATTATTCCATTTGTCTTTATCAGATTGTGTTACATGGATATCTGTTTTATTGGCATGTTCATCTATCTTTGACTGCGCATCCGTTGTAGACTCAATTTGATACCAATTGATCGCACTATCGTTAGCGTTATAGAAAAACCACCAAGCGTTACCTCTCACATCCACAGCATACCCAATGCCTATTCCTAGCTGACCGACCAATTGCATACCACGAAGACTTGTGTTTGACGGGTTATCTGTGACCGCGTTCGTTCCATAGAAAGTAACAGTCCCAACATCTTTGAGCGAATCATAAAAAGACCCAGATGACAGGTTAATCTTTTGTGTCCCGTTATCGGCAGTTACTTTAAATAACTGTCCCGAATTCCATTTGTCTTTATCACTTTTATTTACATGTATTTCAGTTTTTTCTTCATGGCTCCTCACCTTAAATTGAGCGCCTTCTGAAGTTTCTAATTGAACCCAATCAGTCCAGTCGGAATCATTGAGGGTTTTTCGCCATGTACCTCCTTCATAATCCATTGCCAAAGCTTCTCCATCAGATTTGTAGCCAATATACAATCCTCTAGTGGCAAACGGTGGGGTATTGATTCCCGTCTTATCAGTATAAAAGAAAAAGGTTTGATCCAATTCTTCCACAACCTTGTGAAAATCCAGACCGTTTTGGATGCTTGCTAGATATTTTCCTTTTTCATCAGTTAACTTAGTTAATTGTGCGTTGTTCCACTTTGTTCTCTCACTGGATGAAATGTGTATGGTTTCATCTGAAATATGCTTGTCAAAATCCTTCTTAGCCGCCTGCTGCACATTGTCCACGTTCCCCAGCCCGATTTGCGCCTTTGTTGTGTTGTGGGGGTTGTTCATGTCGTTTTTGTGAGCGGCCAGGTCTGTGTGGGCGTCTTTTATGCCTTTTTCCCAGCGGTTGACGTCGTCTTCGTTGATGGGGTCGTCCGGAAGCCAGTCTGTTTTTTCTTCGTATGCCATGTTTACACCACCTCAAAAGTAAATCTGAAATCGAGTGTTCTGTTTTCGCTGACGTCCAGGTCAGTCTTTCTCTCTGTGATCACATTGCCCTGCTCGTCAAAAATTTGGACCGTTTCGATATGCTTAATGTCTTCCTCACGCTTTGTCAGGACGGTGACTGTCGCTCCGTCAATGGTGAGTTCTACTATTTCTGTTTTTTGGCCGTTGAGCAGCACGTGATCAATTCTGCTTTTCAGATCTGCCGCTGTACGTTCTCTGTATATGGTTGAAATCAAGTTAAAACCACCTCATTGTTGTTAAGGGTGACAGAATAACCGACCTTCAGCTCACTGGCTGTTCGGTATCTGCGGTGATTCAGGATGACTGTGTCTTTGATGTGTAGCGTCTCGTTTAATCCGCCTCTGAGCGTATACGCCAAATGAGCAGGCTTCATGTTTTCTATCGCTTCGATCAGCTCATTCATGTGCTGAAGGTCATCAACATTGATATCCACGTTAAAGCGGTATTCACCGGGGAGCAGACGGACCTGTGCAGACGGGTTTTTCAAGAAACGATTTACCGCCTGCTCAATGGCCTTGTAAGTGATTGGCGGGATGTTCGACATTTTGGAAATGAGCCGCAATCGTCTGATCTCATCTGTGTCGCCTGATTCACGCGGGACGTTTAAAATCTTTTCCCAGCGACTGAGCCCCCATGTCGCCGTCGGCACGAATAGCTGATCCGTCAGATCAAATATGCTGTTATTCTGTTTATCAAACTCAGGCGCTTCCGCTTTCAGCAGCTCAGCCATTTCTTTAAGGCTGGTGAGAAACGGCGGCAGATAAGCTCTCATGTCATCTTTTTTGCTCAATAATCTTCACCTGCCCAAGCTTAGGAATTTCCACGTCGCTCAGCACCAGATTTTCAGACGTGCCGTTGATTTGAATATTGGAGTAGTCACTGACTGACGGCGAATTATAGACAATATTGTTAATTTGAGAAAGACGGATGACGTTGTCTTCAAACGCCATTTTCTTAAAGAGATTTAAAACGCCTTCCTCAATTTCTGACTTCACTTCATCAATTGAGTGATTGATCTCTGGCAGCACCTCGGCAGAAATCTCAACTTCCTTCCAGACCGCGCTTTCCACTGTGACTACGGCTCCGATTGGCGCCTGTCCCTCTCCCTGCCCTGGTTCAGGGTCGATATAATCTTTCACTTTTTGAATTAAAATAGGAGAAGCGGGCTCAAGATTCGCATTCGTGACGACAATTTTAACCGTGCCGTCACCGTTCCAAAGCGGGAAGATCTTTGCCTTCCCCACACCGTCCACTTCTTCAGCCCACTCCTTATAATGCATTTTATTGGCACTGACAGCCTCCCGACGAACCCTTGTAAAATACCGTTCCCGCAGGCTGTCATCTCCTTCTTCCTCGCGTCCCGGAATTAGGATTTCTTTGACAATGGCCGTTTCTAAACCGGGAATGGTATCCAATGATAGTAAATTGCGTCCAGTCAGATTGGCATTTCCCGCTTCACCAGGTGTTTCACAGATGAGCGTCCCGTCTGCCGTATATTGAAAATAAAGATTATCCACGTAAAAGCGGGAGCCGACAGGAATAGTAACTCCAGATGTAAACTCTCCCGCTCTGACCGCCTTTGTGGCGGCTGTCCGTTCAATTCCCGCTTCCGCTGCACGCCTGTCTAAAAATTCGCCTTGCGCGGTATCAGAAAAAACTAGCTCAAGCACAGTATCCAGCCATATATAAGACTTCGCAAGCTCGGCTGCTGCCGGGGCTAACGCATTATAAATGACGCTGCCTTCTCTTGTGTCAATATCTGCGGAAATGCTGTTCAGCATACGCTCCATAATCGCTTCAAAAGTCTGATCTTCAAACATCTTCGCCAATCACCTCCTCAATCTCAAGCGTTCCTTCATCCGTCTCCACCACGAAGGACACATGAAACGCGTCGCCTTGTTTTTCAATCTCAAAATCTGTTACAGCCGATATCCGGTCATCATAAACCAGCGCTTCTTCTATCAGTCTCGGGATCTCCATCTTTTTATAGGCATCAGTCGTCTCATGATCTGTCAGCACGTCCTGAAGCTCATTTCCGACATTATGGCTGTATACGGAATACGCGTAGCGTTCTGTCTGTAAGGCGATATAGACGAATTGCCTGATCGCTTCAAGCCCGGTAATCAGCTCATTCGTAATTCTTCCATTTTCAAAATCTATTTTGTACGTTTGCGAGGTTTCAATGACTTCGCTCTCATCTTCAAAATCCTCAAACTCTACTTCTGGTGTCAGGGCCATGATGCCCACTCCTTTTTACAAGCTAAATAAAAAACCGCTTCGATCGAAGCGATTTGTCTATAGTTTGTCTAAAATAAAAAACGTTTGACCGCCAGTCAGAGCCGCGGTCATGACGCGATCCCCCGGCTCAAGTGCATCGTCTCCTCCGGACTGCATCCGTTTTGGGATAATGATGGCGTCTTCCGGTATGATCAGTTTGCTGTTTTCTTTTAATTTGATTTCCACAGGAGAAATCGAAACGACCTCAGCCGGGAGCAGTTCCACCGGAGACTCAGCATCAACTGCGCCAACAGCCAAATGTTTTATAGCCTCACTTAATCTCATCAGGATACTCCTTCTGGCATCGTATTCTTTTCGACAACATCGATTGTCATCGTATGTTTCGTTCCTTTAAATTCATGCCGGTCCGTATCTACCCAATAGGTTTTCTTGATGCCGGCCTCCGGAATAGAAATATAGACGGGCAAGCCGCTCTGCACTTCCGGGATGCCCACTGCCTGAATATTTTTCAGTTCTTTTTTCACGCCCTTTTTTTCAGCTAGGCGTACATCTGCCCGCTGCTGAAGCTGTGCCTGGTTGATGTCATCTGTGACCGTTTCTGTATATTGAAGCACACCGTATTTATTTAAGCCTGAACTGTCCTTGGCAGAGGCTTTATATGTTTTATTGTCCTTCTGCCGGCGAAGCACCACCCGAGTAGCAGTGTCGTTTATAGAAGTGCTGTATTGGTAACCCGTAATATTGACACCCGTTTCAAGCACCCATACCTCTGACGGATCTGGCCACGCGCGCAGGCCGAGCTTTCCTTTTTCCGAATACAGCTGGTAATGTCGCCCTGTCTGGCTTTTCGTCTGTTTCAGCGCTTTTAATATGATGTCATACAATGTCGTATCATTTTTAATGACAAGACTTTTGATCGTATGGCCTGTGTTCGCGATCGAGGTTGTCGGTATCTGAAAATCATTGGCAATCCTTCTGATGATCTGGTCGGCCCGCTGATTGGAAAACACGTACATATCCTGGTTTTTGACCAGGTACTGAAGCATATCATATGCGCTGAAGGCAAGCGTATGCTCGTCCGGGGTTCTTGCAAAAACAATGCCCCGAAAAAGCTCTTTTCCCTTCCATTTAAACAAGACCGTATCTCCTTCTGAGACACTGTAATACGTTTGGTCGCCCTGTTTGGTGACGATGGTCGCTTCAATGGAGCGCGGCGCCTGATAACGATGGCCTTCAAGCGATACGCTTTCTGCCACCAGCTCAAGCCACTCTGTGTCTTTAATGACGAACAGTTCTATCATTATACATCACCTGTTTCATTGCGGTATCTTTAACTTTTGGCCGGGAAATATCCAGTGGCCCGGCTGCCTGATGTTCCGTTTGCTTCGTTTGATCATTGCTGTTTTATTGGCGTTCCAAATTTTGCGCCATTGCGTGCTGTTCCCGTAAAATCTGCCGGCAATGTCCCACAGCGTGTCTCCCTTTTTCACTGTGTAGGTTTTCGGGGAAGCCTTCGACGGGCGTTTTGCCTTCGTTTTTTTCTTCCGCTTGATTTTTCGGGGGGAAGCGGTTTTGTATTCTTTTAGTACAATATCAAAATCCCTATCCCCTATCTCTTTGTCTCCTTCACTATATTTAAGGCTTTCAATGCTGCATGCCATATTGATTTTAGTTCCCGTAATTAAAAATTGAACAGGCTTTTTAGCCTTCATCCATTTTTCAATTTTCGCAATGGCATTTTCCGGAGACGGGAGATTTTGATATTCAGCTATCGGCGTATACTTTTTTGGAAAAAAAGAAGAAAATGAAATTTCTTTCGCTCCGGGTTCTTCAATAAACGTTAGTTCACCCAGTCCTGTTATCTTTACTGAGTCATTTTGTACACTATTCGCTATATCAATCGCTTCAGGAAGAACAGGGAATCGCAGCTTTTCTTTTCCCTGTGATATCCAAAATTCATAGACAGACTTAGTCAAAAGCCACGACCCCCTTTGTTCCAGTGTTAATGTCTTTTTGTAATTCATCAAGCAATGCCTGCTTGATTTTTGCTACCAAGCTATCAGCGTCCTGATCATTATGAAAATGCTGATCGCCGTTAAACTCAATCTTTATTTCTTTCGTTCCGGCTGTTTGTATCGTTTGCCGTTTACCGGATGTAACAGCTGAAACTTGTCCTGAAGAAAGCTCAGACTGCTGGGATTGAGACGGATCTGTCACTTCCATACCAAGAGCCTGTGCCGCTCTCTGAAGAAGGTAGCGACCGCGTATGCCCCGTTCCTCTGGGATGATCCATTCCCGCTTGTTTCCTTCACCGACACGGGCTATTTGTTCTTTTGTAATCAGTCCGCCGTTGGCATAACCGACATAAGGACCTCCATGCTTCATGCTTCTAATACCAGGTACATTGTCAATAGAGCCGTATCTGCTTTTGATGTAGCCGATTGCGGCAGCAGCGTTGTGAATCGGGTTTTTAATGTTACCCATACCCGGTGCTTTATGGTCATTAAAGGTACTTGGTATGGTCTGCATCAGCCCTTGTGACGGATGCCCCGCTTTAGCGTTGCTGTCCCATAGGTTGATTGCATTCGGGTTGCCTCCGGATTCATGCTGCGCAATCGTCATGAGTCCCGGCAGCCAGCTTATTGGTGTCTTTGTAGCCATGAGAGCAGCCATAATCCACTGTTTTACGTCCCCGCTCATCGTGCCCATTCCGGAATAGGCAGCCGCCAGTGATCCAGCTTGTTTTTCAGCATATTTCTTTACATCTACTGAGCCAAGGCCTTTGACAACACCAATTGAAGCAAAACGCCCCAAGCTCATCATAACGCGGGAAGGCGAATGGATATCTAGCTCCTCACGGAAAGCCTGCTCCACTCTCTTTGCCATATCCTTTGCAGCTTGTTTCACTTCACTGGATTTAGCATTCATGCCTGTCACAAAGTTTCCGATCAAACCGGAGCCCCAGCTGTTCGATGTGTCTTTTGACCGCAGGAACGGTTTGTCAACATGTGTACTCACATACTGTGCAGTTCCTGTTTGGGTTGAGTTTTGTCCTTGTGCAAAGCCTTTGACCGTTCCTGTGCCCCATGAAGACGATTTGTTCACAGTGGCTTGGTACGGCGTTTTAACTTTTGATTGCAAAAAGCCGTCTGTGCCGGTTGCTGTACCGTTTTGGCCCTTGGCATACCCGCTTACCATTTGTTTACCGTAATTTGGTGAAGCAGATATCATTTGTGTAAATGGCGTATTGATGTTTTTCTTTTTCCAGTCTTCCATTTTGACAGGTTGGTTGCTTATTCCCTTGTCAAAGCCTTCTGAAAATTGCTGTCCGAGTGTGGATGCTTGGCCTGTAAGATTTGCAGTGTCCATTGCTGGAGAGGCAGATCCTGATAACGGACTGGCAGCTGCTCCTCCTGAAACAGATACCGGACTTCCACCGGAAGACGAAGCGGCGCCCATGTCGTCTACGACTTGCATACCCAGCTTAGACGCCGCTTGTGAAAGAAGCATCTTCCCTCGGCCTCGGTTGTTATCGACCGGGATAACGAATTCCTTGCCGGCTTCACCGATCCACGAGATGGTTGGTTTGGTGATGTAGCCGCCTGTGGCCTTTTTATCCGGATCCTTCCCTTTATTCGGATCTCCGCCGCCGGTTACAAAATTAATCACTTTACTAGCTACGCCGCCAGCTTTATCCCAGATTTGCTTCACCCAGCCGAACGCTTTAGAAAAAGCATCTGAAATGGCTTCTCCAACCTTTGTAAGAGGTTCTTGAATATTCTTTTTAAACCAGCCGCTCAGACCCTTCCAAATGTTCTTGACTGTGTCTATCGCTTTTTTGAAAGCATCAGAAATTCCCTTGCCTACATCTGAGACTGTATTTTTGACAGGGTTCCAAACTGTATCCATGAACCATCCCGATACCGTACTGAAAACACTCTTAATTTTATTCCAAGCACCAGTCATTTTATCCCAGATTGTAGTTGCCGCTCCTATTACAGCAGATTTGACTGGCCCCCACACATTACTCATAAACCATGAAGCAACTGTACTGAACACATTTTTAATTGTCGTCCATGCATTTACGATTTTAGACCATATTGCTGTTGCTACACCTACAACTGCTGATGAAACCGGCGTCCAGACATTGTCCATAAACCATGTTGATACAGTACTGAATATCGTTTGGATCGTAGTCCAAGCATTCACGATGTTGGACCATATGCTTGTTGCTACACCCACAACTGCGGTTGACACTGGCGTCCAGACATTATCCATAAACCATGTTGATACAGTTCCCCAAGTATCCTGAATGGCTGACCAGGCATTTTGCGCACCCTCTGTGATGCTGTTCCATGTATCTTCTAGAGCGCCGGCATCAATTGCCTTACCTAAACTTTCACCGCCGAAAGTGCCGGCAATTCCTCCTACAACTCCGCCAATAGCGGTTCCGACTCCAGGCACAACGCTTCCAATAGCCGCTCCTGCAGCGGCTCCGGCTAAACCTCCGCCGGCTGAACCTACCTTTTCACCGGCATTATCCTTATTGATTCCGGCTAGGTCTGTAAGAGACAATATTTCGCCTAATCCTGGTATTCCTTTTGCGGCTCCTTTTAAGCCCTTCAGTCCGCCCTTCAAACCTTTTGATTCTCCCAATGTTTTCAGAAGGCCTGAAAAACCTTTGCCTGATCCGCCTTTAGCTGCTTTTGTAGATTTAGGCGTACTCACAGGATTTGATTTATTGCCTTTGTTAGATGAACCGTTTCTATTTTTAACTTTTTTGCTTTTGCCTGTACTGATTCCGGCACAGCAGCATCCGCAAGCCCCGCCCCATTTGCCGCCTGACTTCTTCGATTTAGAACCTGACGCTTTTTGGTTCATAGAAGGTTTTTTAGTGCGGTTTGAGTTGCTTGAAGTTGAGTTATTTGTATTGGCTTTTGAGGCTTTTTGTTTGCCTTTGCTTCCGCTGGATTTGCCGCCAAGCAGTCCCCCAAAATCTAGGTTCCCTAGTTTTTCAGCAATGCCTTTTATAATTTTTTCAAAAAACTCTCCCACTTTTTCAATAATTTTATCAGGGCTGAATTTCTCAAATTTCTTTGCGATTTTCGAGACAATATTATCAAAAAACTTTTCTGCTTTATTGGCGATTTTATCCGGATTCAGGAAATTAAATTTTTCTGAGATTTTATCAACAATATTTGTTACAAAGTCTTCCGCTTTATTAATAATGGCGTCTGGACTGAATTTGCTCACGACATCATCCACTTTTTTCATAAAGGAATCTGTAAACTTGTCAAGCTCGTTAAAAATGGTTTCCGGGCTGAATTTACTTACGACATCGTCCACTTTTTTCATAAAGGAATCTGTAAACTTGTCAAGCTCGTTAAAAATGGTTTCCGGGCTGAATTTGCTTACGATATCATCTACTTTTTTCATGAAGGAATCTGTAAATTTGTCCAGCTGCTTAAAAATAGCTTCTGGGCTGAATTTACTTGCGACTTCGTCTACTTTTTTCATAAATGAGCCTGTAAACTTATCCAATTGTTTAAAAATGGCTTCAGGACTGAATTTACTTGCGATTTCATCTACTTTCTTCATAAATGAGCCTGTAAACTTATCCAGCTGTTTTAGAATCGTTTCCGGGCTGAACTTTGTCGCAATCGCATCCACTTTGCCCATAAATGATGTTGTGAACTTATCCAGCTGGGACAGAATTGTCTCCGGACTGAACTTCGTTGCGATTGCATCCACCTTACTCATGAACGATGTTGTGAACTTGTCAAGCTGTGCCAGAATTGTCTCTGGGCTGAACTTCGTTGCGATTGCATCCACTTTGCTCATAAATGATGTGGTGAACTTATCCAGCTGAGCCAGAATCGTTTCTGGACTGAACTTTGTCGCAATTGCATCCACCTTGCTCATGAACGATGTTGTGAACTTGTCCAACTGTGCCAGAATTGTTTCTGGACTAAACTTTGTCGCAATTGCATCCACCCTGCTCATAAATGATGTTGTGAACTTGTCAAGCTGTGTCAGAATCGTCTCTGGACTGAATTTTGTCGCAATCGCATCCACCTTGCTCATGAACGATGTTGTGAACTTGTCCAACTGTGCCAGAATTGTTTCTGGACTAAACTTTGTCGCAATTGCATCCACCCTGCTCATAAATGATGTTGTGAACTTGTCAAGCTGTGTCAGAATCGTCTCTGGACTGAATTTTGTCGCAATCGCATCCACTTTACTCATAAATGATGTTGTGAACTTATCCAGCTCTGTTAGAATTGTTTCCGGGCTGAATTTTGTGGCGATTTCATCCACCTTATTCATGAACGATGTTGTAAATTTATCCAGCTCTGTTAGGATTGTTTCCGGGCTGAATTTTGTGGCGATTTCATCCACTTTTTCCATGAATGATGCAGCAAATTTGTCCAGTGCTGTCAAAATCGTTTCCGGATCAAACATGCTTGCAATATCACCGGCATTTCCTCCGGCTGAAGAAGCTGCTTTATCCGGTGAACCTGAGCTTCCCATACTATCAATTCTTTTCTGCAAGGAATCCAGCTTATCTGACACCTTGTCATTAATAGCCAGCTCCAATTTGTTGTCTTTTCCTGTTAAGGCATCAATACCGGCTGAAATGCGACCGACTGTTTTCATGACGTGATCAATCACGCGTATTGTAACAGAGTAGCCATTTTGAAGTGCATTTTCCATATAACGCTGTATTTTTTGAACAGCCGGCGAAATTTGGTCTTCTGCACTCAGCATTATCGTAAATCCTTTAAATCCCGCAACGAGCTCTCTTAGTCGTTCAAATTTTTCTGTTGCTTGGTCACTGGCGCCAATTTTAATAGATACCGATGCCGGCAATCCCTGCAATTGAGTTTGAACCTTCTGAATGACAGTGCTGGCGTTATCCTCAGCTGAAATGGAAATCATTTGGGCGCCAAGCTTTTTCTTTAATGATTTTTGTATGCGGTCAATTGTCCTTAACACAGTTTTGCTTTCTTTTCGTATATCGATAGCTCTATTTCGCTGCGTCATTTTTCTATACTTTTCAAGCGCTCTAAATCCATTTTGTATCTTTCTTAGCTTTTTGCTTACCCGGTCTTCCAAGTCAAATCTTGCTGTCAGCTTTGCCAATTACGATGCCCCTCCTTTCTTTGCTTGTTTTTCAAGAAGATCAAGCTTATAGCCAATCAGTCCATACAACAGCGCCTTAAAATTGCGCGGCGCTTCATAAAGCGCTAATAAATCTGATGGGGAATAGTGAAGCTCGTGCATCGCATAGTAGAGATACACGGCTTCTTTATGCCCATCCTTGATTAGTTTTTTGCTTCTTCTTCCAGATCCTCTAATTCATCTTCAAATCCATTAATCTCAATCGCTTTGTTTAACCAGTTCGCGTATTCGCCTCCAACTGAGAGGACGCGTTTCGCAACTTCTACCGGGTCAGCCGTTTTGTAAGCTTCTCGAAGATCTTTTGAACGGAAGTCAGGGTAAACGGTTGATTCAACTGCGATTCGGGCATAAAAGCGCTGGCTGTCTAAATCTTTAACACGGCCTCTGCCTTTAACGTTTTTATACGTTGTTGTTTCTTTCTCTAATTCATCAATACGCTCCGTTGTGATCGCTTTAAAAATAAATGGCACGATGTTCCCTTTTTTATCAACAAAACGCTTTGAGATCGGCACTTTGATTTCTTCAGCTTCAATTGTTTTTCCCGGCATAAAAAAGGAAAGATCATATACGTTTTCGTTCTTCTCGCTCATGTAAAAAACTCCCTTGTCTTTTGATTGATTTCATCATGAAAAACAGACCTTTCTGAGAAAGGTCTGCTGGTTATTTCAGTTTTAATTAAAACGTGTCAGAAAGCTTTTCAGGCACGTCGAAGTCTTCGAAGGTAAATGGAACTTCTTCCTCTAACGCTTCTGAATCGACATCAAGGCTTGCGATTTTGGCAGAGTCAAAGTTGACGTCGTACAGCGTAACTCGCTCTGTGCCCCGGCCGGAGGATTGATCATCCAGCACGGCTTGGAGTGTGAAATAAGGGTCGCTGCCTTTTTTGACATAGTCCATCATCAATAGCACGAATTTCGATGTGACTTTGTAGAACGTCGCGGTCCCTGTTCCATTTGCCCCTGTTGTTTTATGGCCTGTCATGCGGCGGCCCATAATGTTGACTTCAGACTTGTTTTTCTCAACGTTTGCTTCAAATGTTTTGATGTGCGCCATTTCCTCACCATCGAGAAATAAGCGGCCTTCTTTTCCTGAGATTGTGTTTTGTGCTTTTAATGCCATATTAGTTTACCTCCACATTAAAGTAGAATTTTTCTGCTGCGTCGACAGGCTGTACAGCCAGGTCAATCAAGAAGCCGTCACGGTCTTCATTCATTGAAATTGTGATATCTTCATCGGAATTAAAGCCAGTGATGCCGCCCGCATCCTGAAGCGTTGTCATGTATTGCGTGATCATCGTTTTTACATACTGAAGGCCGTCTTCAGACGCCGGGATATCGCTCCCGCTGCCTTTTCTTGATTTAATTAAGGCTTTCAGCTCGCGTGTTAAATCATTATTCACAGCATCCAGGACACGAACGATTTTGTTTTTCGCAAATTTCTTGTTTTTCTCAGCTGTGAACGTCACGAGTGAGTTAATATCCTTTTCTACACTGACGGATTTATCGCGGGCGTCGAATGTGAATAAAAATTCGCCTTTGCCCAGACGTTCAACAATCGTGTCGTGGTCAAGGCGGTGTAACACATCAACGGCGCCTTCGTACTCTACAAATGTAAGTGATTGATTAAAGGTTGCTCCTGCACTCGCTCCAGCTACCCAAGCTGTTGCTTTGTCCGGTGTAACTTCCGTGCCATCTTCCAGCAGGACACCTTCTGTTACGTTGATGATGCCTTCGTAGTCACCGGCATAATTGGCTGTGACGCCTTGTACTTTTTGTCCTTGGCCGTCGCGCAGGCGTTTAATGAAAGCAGCAAATGTCGCCTTTAGCTGGTCCCCCTCCGCAACAGGCAGCGCAATCACATCAAAGCTCTCTGTTTCAGCCGCGGCTAAGAAATCTGTATAGTCGGAGTTGACAGGGGCTTTATCCGTACCTCCGGATAAACGAATACCCGCGGATGCTTTCAGCGCTTCAGCTGCAGTGTCTCCTTCTGATCCAGTGAGAGGAATCGTCGAAGAAAGATCGCCTGTTCCAGTAAAAGTGACATAGCCGTTAGCTTTTAATTCTTCAGCCTTTTTGACGGTCTGTTTGTCAACCTCTGATTCGTCCATATATGTTGTCACGTCGAAAGAATCAGCATCCAGCACATTTTGATTGATACGGATGATAATATCATTACCTTTTGTTCCGCCATATACCGCAGTCGCTTTAACGCCTTCAGCAATATCAGCAGACGCTCGGACGCCTTCGGTTAGACGGTACATCAATACCGTTTTCGCATTTTTCTTCGCTTCACGCAGCAGCAATAAAGACGGGTCATCAATGCTGAGACCCACTTTTTTGTTTAGGTCTTCAACGCTTGAAATGGAGACGAACGTTTTCGCTTCGCCCCAGCTTGATGCGACCGGAAGTGCGACTGTTCCCCGTTCACTGAGTGATACCCGCTCCTGTGCCGTCGTTTTAAAGTTAAAATAAATGCCTGCACGTTCTTTTTCTTTGCCTGTTGTAAATGTTCCGCCATTCATGATGACATGACCTCCTTGGTTAGAAATGTTTGAATCAATTGATTGGCTTCTGATTTCGTCATACGTGGTTGATCCACGCCAAATAAAGCCCCCTGAAGAATATCCGGCTTAACGCCGAACAGTTCCTTCGCGTGCTTAATCAAATCCGCTGTATCAAAAAGAGCTTCCCTGCTCTCCGTATGTACAGCCTTCTTCTGTTGTTTATTCTTTGCCACCGCTTATTTCACCCCGCTGTTCATGTCGATATCCTGTAAGACAGGCTGTTCTGTTTTGTGATAATAATATCGGCTGCTCCACTTGATCACCATGACCGCCTCGCCCCTGTCTCCTACCCTTGTCTCAATTCGGGTAACGCGAACCATATCCCCCGTCTTCTCGCCGGATTCACTGAGCAGCGGAACCATGTTTCTCGCTTCTCTGATGGCATCCGCGAGCCTGTCCGCTTCATCCAGCGCCTGAACGGAGTCATGATGAAACAGCTTCACATTGAGACTGTAGGTTTTTTTAAATGTGGAGACCGTATCTGTTTCTTCGAAAACAGATGGCGATGGGACGTATAACGACGGCACCTGAAAGTGATCAGGAAGCTCGCGTTCATAAATGGGAACAGACCACTGGCTGTACAAAAATGCCATGATCGATCCTGTTTCACTGTTCATCCTGCTCCTCCTTTACAGCTTCTTCAGCCACTGGCGCAGTTTGCTTTCCAGCGATTTTTCAAACAACTGTTCATATAAAAGCAGCGCATGATCCCAGTAGCCCGTGCCCGGGATCCATTTTCTCTTGAGCGCCATTCCCGTTGAAGCCGCGGGATCATAAATAAACTGCGAACCTTGAAAACGTCCCGGCACCCATCTCACATCTTGTTTTGACGTCCAATGGCCGTCATTCAGAAATGAGGCGTAATCAAGCTGTGTACCCACCTCAAGCGAAAGACCGCCGCTTTGCGCAATCCAGAGATTGTCCTTTGTGCCTCTTTCGAACGAGCGGAACAGTTTTTCTGTATTAACCGTTTGTGTGCTGATGAGCTCAGATTGGACGATCTCCAGAAAATCTTGCCCGCACTCCTCAAGCCACCGGGTCGCCTGTCGGGAAAAGCCGCCCGAAGCCGCTTCTATTAATGCCGCGTTTAGCTGTTTCAATCCCGCTATTTTCATAGGCTTTCATCCCTGACTGCGATGACTTCCCAATGATGATGTCTAATTCTTTTCGGCAGCTTTAGTATATATTGATGATTCTCCCAAATGATTTTATCGTTTACGCGGATATCCGCTGACAACGGAAAATGGACGAGAAAGCTGTGATATACAGTTTGATCCGGCTCCTCCTGAACCAGCTGCTGCGTTTTTTCGGTAAAATAACAAGCGACATCTTGTTCATCGGGTGTCTCCGGATATGAAGTCACCGGCTGCAGTCTGTCTGCCGGAATCCCAAATCGGCCAGCAGACGGCGCTTGCGCTGCTTCATGATAAATGTCACAGCGATGAATGAGCATCTGCTGATAGCTCATAAAGACCTCACCTTCAGTCTGGAGGATTCAGGGACGTAGCCCGGCGTGATAAACTCTTCGAGCAAATGATACACCTCAGGCCGCTGAATGCCGCCTTCTCCGGAAACCGTGTAGGAATAATCCCCCATTTTTTCAGACTGATAGCTTGATGATGCAGATTCATCACTATTTACAAGCGCAAAATACTGGGCAAGCTTCAGCAAAGCCAATTTCGCCTTGTCGGGCAGCGGGTCATAAACGCTGTCTTCAAAGCAGTGGCCCGTGATGAGAGCCGCTTCTGCCTCCGCCTCGATGATATCCTGCGCCAGCAGTTCTTCAGGCCTGTTCTTCACCTGATCATAGACCGAATAGGAGGCTACGTCAGTCGGTTCAATGAGCATGAGCTGGCCACCCCGTTTCTATTATTCTTTTACGTTAATTAATTTCGCGCAGGCATCCTCTTCCTCGAACTTGCTGTCGAGCTTGGCCGTTAAGACAATAATGAATTTACGGGAGCGGATGTCTTTGTCGACTTCAATTCGGATATTGCGGGAGAAGCCGAGAATGATATTTTTCGGATGTGTGAGAATGATATCAGAAGCGTCATATTGCGCGTCTCCTTCACCGACTGTGTACGGCTGAATATTGGATACCCCTTTGACCGGCACGCCGAATGCCGTTGACAAGCCGCCCTGAACAGCCTGGTCCCCAAGGTTTGTCTGGCGGTCCGCCACGCGGTCCTTCCATTCAACTTCTAAGCCATGTGACGTATAGAATCTGAATTCCTGAGGGATGCGCAAATATTTCGGCGGAACTGCTTTTAAGCCTTTTTTGAATGTCGCTCTGGACAGTTCTTCACCGTTCATGTCAACGATATGGGAAACCGCCTGTTTGCGGATGCCGTCCAGCTGTGCCAGATATGGATCAGCTGATGCTGTATCGCCGTTTACAATCAGCTCCTCGATATCAACGGCTGCGCGCTCTGCTAAAATTTGCATGATTGTCTGCTGCAGGCCGTCTTTTTCAATGTTGTTTTCGAGTGTGTCATACGTAATGTTAATTTCCGCAATGACTTCCTTCGTGTTTAGCTGGACCGTGCTTGTCGTTGGAACTGTCAGCTCGTCGTTTGACAATGCTTTTCCTTCTTGCGCAGCCCGCAGAATACGCTGGCCGAAGCCGATTTTCTCAAATTTTTGCGAGTCGTTTTCCATTTGAATCACACGGGATTCACTAAAGATGGTCGGCGTGTTTTGCACCATGCGGATAAAAGCCGATGCTTGCGCAGGGTTCATAAGCCCGCCGCTTTTTAAAGCAGAAAGCGACATTTCCGCTTTCCGAATGATCTCTTGATTTCTCAATTGATTTCCTCCTCCTTGACTGGTTTTACAGAAGTCCGCTCCAGATTGATTTTTTGACTTGCTCTGTATTGCCGCCCGTATCGTCCGCTGTCTGCTTAGACGCGCCACGCGCTTTTTCCAACGCCTCGATGCGCTCGATCAGCGGGGCAAGCATGTCTTCAACGAGCTTTTTCAGACGCTCGTCATCACCCGTCTGCTCTGGCTTTTCCTCCGTGTCTGTGTTTTTTTCAATCCGCTCAAGCCGTTTGAGCAGAGGGTAAAGCGCATGCTCGAATGATTCTTTCATGTCTTCTTTTCTCATTTCTTCAGTCTCCTTCCCTGTTTTGTCAGCAAGCATTTGCTTGAATACACTGAGGAATCCCGCTTTTTCAACCAGTTCTTCCTCATACACATCTGCAGTGCCCGCCATGCTGTAGCCGGTGATGATTCCAGCCTTGATCTGTTCCCACACCTCGTCTGACGCTCTTGTCACGAGCACCCATGAGCCCTTTGTAATCCGCTTTGACCCGATCATAAAATCATCGGGCGCCACATAGGACTCGACCACGACGCCGGTTCCGCCCTCAAAGCTGTGATTAATATCAATCTCCCGTGCTTCAGCGAGAAAACCGTGCGCCGCTTTTTCAATTTCCTCGGCGGTCATAAAATCACCGTGGGCATCAGGAACATCAGGCTCATACACGATTCCGTACACGAGCTTTTGTTCATCCTGCTCACTTTTTGTAAACAGCCGAACCTTTTTTTCAAATGACGGAGGCCCGGCTGACTTCGTAAAGAAAAATTCAGTCTGGTTAGCCGCCTTGTCCACATAACTGACAAAGCTGATTTTGGCATTCTTTAATTCGCGCGCCACCTGCTTGATTCACCTCCCTTCAGGACGTTTTGATATTTTCGATGCTTTCTTTCAGCTCCTGCATGAGCGCAGTCAGGTTTGTCTTTTCCGCATCCTGTCCTGCAGGCCGTTTATAAATGTCCTCAGGCCACTCCTCCAGTGTTTTGCCAAGCACCCGTCCGGCAAGGTCGCGTAAATCATTAGGCGAGACTGCTCCGGCTGTAATAAAAGGACCGAGCACCTTCGCAATCTCAAGCGGATCACGAAAGTCCGGTCCTTTTAATGTCAGCCTGACGTCATGGATATTCAGCTCCGGCAAAAGCAGCGTATTCAGTTTATTCACGAGCGTTTTTCGCTCCGGCTGAAAGACCTGCTCCTCCGTAATTTTTCTCGCCGTATCCGCTGTCGCCCGGTTGTATTCCTGGGCCTCGCCTGTATACAGCGGCGGGAGGCGGAACGCCGAGCGCAGCTTATTTCTGCTTTTTTCATCGTATTCAAGAAACAAGGCGTCGTTTTGCAGAATTTCGGCCAAGGATTTGATTTCCACGGAAACCGGCGTAATATCCTCGCCTCCGTGGAGATCCTTTTCTTTTGCGATTCCTTCGGCTTCGATCAGGAGAAATTTATGGGCGTTTTCAACGCCTTCAAGATCATTCATGTATTCCTGCAGCTCCCGGTAAGAAGCTTCTGACAGCATCCCGTTTTCCACTGTAATCGCAGCGGGGACGTGGCGCCCCTGCTTAAAATACATAAAATTGAGTTCTTCTGCTTTTCGGGCTCCGTATAAATTCACAATATTGCCGATCCAGCGGGGCACACCGTATACACCGCTTCCGATTTTGAGATGAATGGCTTCATTCGCTTGATGCTTCTCTGCCAATGTGTTTACATATTCACCAGTGCGCATATCCATTTTTCGCGGATCGCCGTATTCTTTAAAAAATACTTTCTTTCCATTGATCATCTGCACATATTTTCGGAAGCGTTTTTGCCTTTTGATCCTTTTCATTTTCCCGTTTTCTTCATATATAAATGAGACCTCAACAGGCTCACCGGCTCCGCATACACGCATATATTTCACATCTAAATATTCGATGCCGGCCGGTTTTCCCGCCCCGTCGCGAAGCACTTCCATAAAGCCGTTGCCTGTTTTTTCTCTGTCTTCGATGGCATAGCCTAAAATCATTTCAGCTGATTCATCAAAGTGAAGACATTTATAAAAGGCTTCGAGTCTGGCCCAGTCTTTTTCCGCTCTTTTCTTTTTTGCCTGATCGACATCACTCGCGTTGACATCAAATGTGTACTCAACATCGAAGCCAAAACCCGTAATATTCACTCTGTACGCATCAATGCATTGCTGCAGAATGGTCGAGTATTCGGCAATGGTTTTGAGCTCGAGGATATTATAGGGAGGAGCGATAATGTCCTCACCGTACAGCTCAGAAAAGTCATCTTCATAGATTTGCTTTGTCTGAGGAGCGGCGGCATTGGCTTTAAATACAGTTGCTCTGACTGTTTGATTGTGCATGATTTATGACCTCCTCCTTTCTCGGTTCGGCCGGATTCGTTTGTGTGCTGTCTCTTTCATATCAGCAACCTCATAATCATCAAGTGCATACCAAATGGCAGAAAGCGTATGCGGGTCAATCGTGAATTCATCCTCTATCAGAGCCCCATTTTTATCTTTAGCATACGTCAGCGTTTTGAGCTCATAGATGACATTTTCACAGCGGTCCGAACAGAAGATTTTTTTGAACCGTTTTACCTTTTTGGTATATTGAAGCCTCGAGCCGGGAAATTTTCTGGCTCCAACCATCCGAAAGCCCTGCTGGCGGAAATATTGGATGCTTTTCGGCTCAGCCGAGTCGGCTTTGATCAATTCCTGTGTATCGATAAACTCACGAAGCTCCTCAGCCGTCCTGTCATCTGTCATTTTGTTTTGATAATACTCCCAATAAATGTAGAGATATTTTTTTTCAGGATCGACAGCAAGCCGGACGACGGCATTATAGGATTCCTCGAATCCAAAATCCATGCCTGTACGAAAAATCGGCTTGCTGATGGCTGAGATAGATTCATTTACTTGATCATGCGGGAGCACCTCGAACTGCGGCAGCACCCTGATCCCGTTGACGCCGAATCGTCCTTTGCGGGCAACCCGGTACAGGTCGGGATCATACTCTTTGAGTCCGTCAAGCTGTTTCACATAGCTTTCCGGGAGAAAAAGATTGTCGTTAGCGGTGGAATGGTGGTAATACGTATCACCCTTCACAATCGTCCGCTTTTCGTAAAGCTCGCTGTCGTCCAGCACAAACCGTTTATTGCGTTCATCTCGAAAAAAATGCCGGTACGTCCAATTGGAGGTGCCGACGGGATTAGTGGTGCAGATCATATGAAGCTTCAGCTCAGGATGGCGAAGACGTCCGATTAATTCCTTGAACCCTTCATACTTCACCTCTGAGCACTCTTCAATCCATATTAATGAAATGTTATGAACCGATTTTAATTTTGCCGGATTGTCCATTCCTTTGAACATGATCCGGCTGCCATTGTGAAATCGCAGCTGCAGCGGGGAAGAAAGGGCTGCCACAGCTTTTGTCAGACCGAGCTCTTCAATCACCTCTTGAAACAAGGCGAAGGTCGAATCCCGATGGGTATCGAACACCTCGCGGATGACAAGGGCCGTCCGTTTTTCCTTCAGCAGCTTTAACACGATTTTCAATGCGGTATGATAGCTTTTGGATGATCCATAACCGCCGACGAGAAACTGGTACGTCTGCTCCCAATTGAACACGTAATCTTCGAAATGTGGGTTGATTTCTTTTACAATCATGACTTGCGCTCTTTTCGTTTGATCATGATTTCAATCGGCTCTTGGCTGTCATCTGTTTTCTCCGCTTTTTGTTTGGCAAGCTTCAATTTCTCATTTTCAATTTTTTGTTTAAATTGATCTGGAAACAAATCAAAATATAAGGATAGCTTCTCAAGCGCCTTCATTTTATCTGCAAGCTTGATGGCAATGCCTTCTTTGCCAAGCTTTGCTTCCGTCACGATGGTGCCGTCAACGAGCCCGGAGTCTTTGACATCGACAAAGCTGATTTCCTTCATAATCGGATTATCATCTTCATCAAACAGCGGACCCGATTTCCCGACAGCCTGGACCTCTTTTTTTCCAAAGGTCACATAGTCCGTAATATCCGCAAACGCGATCTTGATATAAACCTGCAGCACATCCATTGCTTCAATAAACATCTCGTTGACCATTTCTTTTTTTATGCGTCTGATTTCAGCAGCGACCTTTTCATTTTTTAAGAGCCGGCTCCCCGTCACATGAGCGCTGTCCGGAGAATAGCCCGCTTTGATTGCTGACTGCGTGGCATTGAAGCTTTTGACGTAATACAGGCAAAACAGCCGCTGGCGTTCATTTAATTCATCGTTGTCTATCCGGCGCTGTGTTTGTTCGTTTTTGGACGCAGAAAACAGGGCCTCTTTCCATTTGTCTTGTTTTTTCCAGACGCCGATTGTTTTCGCGGAAACGCCGATGGTGTCCGCGATCGCCCGATTTGTGATCTTTCCTTGATGTTGTTGATAGATTGCTAATGCTTGTTCGCGCTGTTGTGTTTTCATGCTACGGCATCACCGCCACCTCCAGCATGGTTGTTTATTCATAAAAGCGGCTGATTATCCCAGCCGCTTATGTGTCATGCTCTATTCACTTATAGGTGGCAAACGTATGACAAGCTTTCATGCAAGTGATCGATTCAATTCTTCCTGCTGTCTTTGCATCTTTCCAATCGCCCGTTTGATCGTCGTTTGCACTGTCGATTTTTTTACGCCGAGAAGATCAGCGATCCGTTCATAAGAAAAACATTCTACCTTGTGCAGCAAAAACATTTCTTTTTCTCTGTCCGTTAACAGGGCTAATGCTGCTTGAATTCTCTCTCTGTCTTCTTCTGATACCTGTCCGTCCGGCTCAAACATCATAGCGCTGGAAAATGATTCGATGATTCTCGGATCCTTAATCATAAGCCGCTGGTACGCATCACGCCGGTCAATCGCCCGTCTGATGCCGGGCTGTCTTCCTTTTTCAAGCCATTCTGTTACATATTCAAGATCAGTAATTATATTTCTGATAATTTTTTTATCCTTCAGCTCTTCAGCTGAGAGCACGGATTCATCTGCCTCAGCGAGCGGTTTATATTGTGTTCTTGTTTGTTTGAGCGTGCGTTTATATTCAAATAGTAAGTCTTGCATTCTATGATCCTCCTCATTTTTGGAAATAAAAAACGGACACCAATCAACGCACAAATGCTGTGCAGTTGATCAGTGTCCGCAGGCTTTCCGTCTTGGACGTATTCTGTTTTCGCTTTAATTTAATTTGTAGCCGATTTCAAATTCCACACGGGCAAGGTCGCCCTTTCTTGTTTCAACGAGCGTTTTTCCATGCTCCGGCGCTTCTGCAATCCATGCTTCTTGCTTGATCCCGTCCACAATAATGACACGGATTTTTCCGTCTTCCAGTTGGCTCTCCAGCGTGATGGAATCAATATGCAGCAGTTTTTTAGGATGAATCATGTTTCTTTTCCTCCCTTTTTCGGTGCAGCGCTTGCTTCGGCTTTTTCTAACAGCTGAATGATGCGCTCCTTTGAATGAACAGCATTTCCCTTCAGAAAATCAAGAGCTGCTTTAGACGCTTCCAGCAATTCAGGCGCAGCGGCCATCAAAGCGGCATTGCTTTTTTGCGAATAAGAGCTGAGGTCAAATACAGCGGCAATCAGCCGCCCGTTTGAATACGGAAATCTTTCTTTTTCTTCTTCACTGTAAGCTGAATAAATATAGATTGGTTTTGTATCCCCGCACGGGACAGCATGCCACGGCGCAGGGCTTTTCTCTGTCTGTTTTGTTTTTTCCAACACTTTCACTTCCCGTCATCCTTATACCATTGTTCAATGTTTTTTTCTGTTCGCTTTGCCCGAAACAGCAAAGCGATCAGGGCAGTCAGCTGTTTAATCACGGACATTCAGCCTCGCTTTTCCCGCTGTCAGCATTTGCTCCAGCTTTTGAATGACAGGCGTTAAATCAGTGCCGGACCTGCAGTTCGGACATGGATGAAAAACGACTCCAATCCCTGTATGCTCCACAATGACTTTCTTTGTCTGACAAAGCTTGCACATTATCTGACGCCCTCCAATCTATGGTTCAGCTCGTAGGCTGCCCCTTTGATAATCACTAAATAGTCACTGCACATTTCGTAGATTCTCGTGCCGAGCGCTTCATCGATCCGTACAAGTGCTTCAATTGTCAGCTCGCTCGAAAGCAAAATCGGTTTATGATTTAAGTAGCGGTAGTTGAGTACCGAATACATTTGCTCTAATTGCCAATCTGTAGCGCGGGGTTTGCCGTTAACCGGTTTAAACAGATCATCTATGAACAGCACATCCGCTTGCTTCATCCGGTTCAGCTTTGCTTCTAATAGGTCAAAGTCATTTTTCAGATCCGTAAAGCCCTCCACAAACGGAAAATAAATGACAGGCACATAGCAAGTTCTCATTAATTCATTGGCAGCGGCGGTCAAAAGGTGCGTTTTCCCTGAACCGGGCTGTCCTAGAAGGGCAATGCTGTTTTTCCGGCAATCCTTGATTTGTCCATAATCCGCCACATACTCTTTAGTACATTCAAACGCGTCTTTTATGGCCTGCGGCTTTCCCTCCGTGCGGAATTCCTTGAAGCCCAGCTGTCTGAAAGCGTGAGTAATCTCACTTGCCCCCAGCAGCCGCTTCACTTTCCGTTCTGCCATGCAACTGCACATCGTCCAGACTTCCAGGCCATTCTGCCTGACGAGATAGCCTCCCTGGTCCTTGCAGCGCAGGCAATCATACCGGCCTGCGTCTAATTCGGCCGGTTTGTCCGCCAGTAATGGACGTCTCCCTCTTCTCAGCTCGTTTAAAATCTGTTCGATTGTTCGTTTTGTCATGTTTTTTCATCCTCTCATGCTGAATTGCAACATTCTTTTTGGCTTGCTGCGCGTTAAATCGGTCTTCAATGAATTTCGAGCAGTAGCGAAAGGCCTTGATTGTTTCTGAAGCGGAAGTCCGCCGGTTTTCAAAAGCTTGAAAGCATTCCTCAAGCCATTTGATTGTTTGCGTGACAGGAACGCCGATAGCAACAATGCGGGCGATGGCTTGATAATCTCTTGAGGAAGGATATACGGTGCGTCCTTCTTGAGCCGACCGTAATTCTGTAAACCGCTTCGCAATGTGATCTACTGCCTCATCAGCAGCAGTATATTTGTTTGTTTTATCTTTATCTGTGCGGTCGCTTGTGTCCGGTGTCTGCGGCCAAAATGGCCGTTCTTTTATACTCCGGTGCACCATTTTGTCCGATCTGAAGGTGAATTTTTTGGAATGCTTGACCGAAATCACCAGTCCGTATGGCGCACGGACTGCCTTTATGTACTCATGGGTTTCGAGAAGCTCCAGCCACCTTCTGACGGTTTTTTCACTTACACCGAAGACTGCCGCCATTTCTCTCGCTTTTAATGGCTTATGGCCGAGTACGATGCCCCAGCTTACGCCGTCTTTTTCGATTTCTTTTGTTGTTGAGCTGATAAACCAGAGAAACAGCCATAGTGCCGGTCCAATTTTGTCATAATGTTCTGAATTCAATAGTCCTGAATACATCAGAAAAGGATAGCTTTTATCGTTTTTCATTGTACGCCGCTTCTCCTTTTAACATCATGTATGCTTGAAACTGCTCTTGCGTTTCAAAGTGGAACACCGGAAGGCCGCATGCCGTAAACAAAATGGTGCCGCCGGATTGTCCGAGATGGCGCTGATCTATGGGATTTTCACTAAAAACAATTTGGATTGGATACATGTGATCACTCTCCTGATCTGTTTTCGATACATTTCGTATCAACTGTTACCAAGTATAAACGATACAATCGGTATCATCAAGTTATTTTTGATACTTTTTTTATCATAACTTTATTTTGATACATATTGTATCTATAATCATAAGTAACTTAGGGAGTTTAAAAAAGAGAGGTCATAGTATGATAGGCGGCAGATTGAAAAGTCTCAGAGGGAAAAGGACACAGGAAGAAATCGCATCACACATCGGTGTGTCACGGGCACGATATTCCCACTATGAAAACGGGCGAAGCGAACCTGATTACGACACACTCCAAAAACTGGCTGATTACTTTCAAGTAACGACTGATTACTTATTAACGGGTAAAGACAAAAAATCCGACGACGATATGTTCTCAGATCCGGACCTGCAGCTTGCGTACCGTGATATGCAGGATTTTTCCCCAGAAAGCAAACAGCAGGCCATCGAATTTATCAACTATTTAAAAGAAAAAGAGAAAAACCGCAAGCCGAAAAATTAATAAATCGTTCTCTGTTCTCTAAAACATATTAAAAATAGACCGATATAAAGAAAAAGTGTTTATTTTTTAAAGAAAAGGGAAAGATTTCTACACCACTTTCCAGTCCTATACGGGCTTTTCTTTCTCGCTAAAAACAGAACACACGTTCGAAAGGGAGTATTCAATTGGGCGATTACTTATCACATCTGGAGGAATACGTTAAAAATTTGTACAGCAGACTGGGTATCACATCCCCTCATCACATTGACATGCTGAAAATCGCAAAGGACCTGGATATTTGGGTGCATTTTGAGGATATGGGGAGCATGATGGTGAAATACGACGGCATGTACAGTATCGTATTGAACCAAAAAAAGTCACGGGAAGAGCAATGGGAGGATTTTGGCCATGAGCTGTGCCACGTGCTAAAGCATGCAGGCAATCACTTTCAGATGAACAAGCTCTTCAGAGAACTGCAGGAATTTCAGGCGAATCAATTTATGTACCACTTCTGTGTGCCAACCTTTATGCTGTTGCAGATGGAACTGCCGCAATGGAGAAGCCAGGCACTCGCCACAATTGCGGCGGTATTCCGGGTAACAAAGGAATTTGCTGAAAAAAGGCTTGACATGTTTGAACGGCGTAAAGCAGGTATTCAATTTCAGAAGCGGCTCGCTTATTTATTAGCTCACAAGCGGCCAAATGCGTACGAGGAAAGCGATCAGCAGCACTTGCAAGTCGCAGAGGAAAAAGCGTTCTATCATGTCGGCAAAAACATCTGATCCAAAAGGGCTGGGGACATTTATCCTCAGCCCGGCAGAGATATTAATATTTTGACATCGGTGGAATGGTATTCTGCAGCCACATTGGCGCCGGTTTAAGATGAGGCGCAGATGCGAACGCAATCGGAGCCGGGATATACCTGAATTCACCCCGGCCATCAAAGGCTTCCCCATGTGCCCATCTTCCTTGTGAGCTTTCATCCCCTCTGGAAAAGTTAAACAGATCATAGGAGACTTCCTGCTTTTCGAGCTCACGCGGAAACGTCGTCGGGACGACAATATCCCGTTCTCTTTCCTCCAGCTCTTTAATGGCCGCATACCACATATTTTGATGATAAGTATCCCTTGCAATCAAAAATGACAGCATATCTCTTACCCCTGGATCATCGGTCATGGCATAAAGCCGTGTCACCTGAAGGCGCCCTTGGGATTCCGCATTTAAGTTGGCGCGAAAATCTGCGAGCAAATTTCCGCTTGAAATAATATATTTGGCATTCCATGGATATCCTTCGCTGTCAGCCGCCATCGCGCCTAAACCTGCGACAATCGCATGCTGCGGGTTCATTCCGGACAACACCGCTGCCACAGCAGGATCACTTTTATAAGCATTTTCCTGCACATCAGCCGGTGCATTGTCCAAAAGCCTGGAGATCATCGTCGCAAGCATTTCCACATGCCCGATCTCTTCTGTACCAACATCATAAAGCAAATCTTTATATTTCGCATCTGCACGGCAGTTAAAACCCTGAAACAAATACTGCATCATAACACTGATCTCACCGTATTGGCCGCCCAGCACCTCTTGGAGCTTTTTCGCATAAACCGGATCGGGATGAGCTGGCTTTGCTTGATATTGAAGCTCTTTTATATGATAAAACAT